AGCAAGAGCGAGGGTTCTACTTTCCGGTGGAGCGGCATAGAGAACCTCCAAGACGTCATGAACAAAGTTCCCACGTAGGGTTGCTTCGGTGGGAGGTTCGGTCAGCCTGTCGATCCGGCTGTACTTGAACTTCAATGGACATTGCTGGAACGTCGATATAGAAGACGCCGAAAGATATTCGGGAGCGACGAGAGAATCATTCATGATCTTGGGGATCACCCACCGACACCGCCGATGCGTACTCGCCACCGAAAAGCAGGCGAACGCACTCAGTTGTAAGCACCTGAAGCTCTTCGTCAGTAAATTCGGACGGCTTCGGCACCGAGCGCCCACCAGACCATTCGGCCCAGAAAGAACGCAGCTCTGCAACCTGCTCCTCGTTTAGTTGTGCGCGAAGAGTTGCAAACTTCTCGTATGGGGTGGCGTCTTTGCTCACGATTGGCTCGTCCTTTGGCTGGGAGTGCATGGCATCGTCGATTTCAATTGCCTCGATGTCTCGGGCGAGATAGAGGCCAACACCAAAGTGCTGGCATGCTTTTTTGAGAGCATCCGAAACGGCGCCTTTGAACTCATCGCCGAGATCGACGATGTCGCCGGCTTTGGTGCGCTTGATCTTTACGCCACCGAAACCCTCGTGATGCGTCCAGTGAGAAACCTTGCCCTCGATACGGACTTGCGTGGAGACCCGTACATGGGCAACCACCCAATCGGGATCAGTTTGGTCGCGTCCGCAGGAAATAACCTCGTGGCCCCAAGCAGCTGGCCCAAATACTCGGTTCATGCGATTGATGACTTCCGAGACTGGAAGGTACACAAGCTCCGTACCACCCTTGCGTACTGTGCGCTCCATCTCGACGGGAAATGGCGTGGACAAAAGTTCGTAAAGATTGTCCACTGCGTGAACCTTTACCTCGGTATTGGCTTGTTCCATTATTTGGCCTTTCGTACGATAATTGAATCTTTTGCTTCGCCGACCTCGGAGTACTTGTCAGCATTGATGCCGATCTTCCCGAGTTCCTTGACTTTCCAGTAAGAGGGATACACGTAGTCAAGCATTTTGACAACCATGTCCTCAGCGGTCATCACAACCTCGCCCGTGTCCATGTCGACTGACATGTCCTTGAGGCGAGAGGCAACCTCGGTCGCCAAGTCTTTGTGTTTCCAGCTCTTGCGGGAAACGGCAGAATTCTTCTCAATACGAGAACCATCGCTCAGGGCGATCTCGGGCATCTGCCCCATCAAGTCGCTGAGAAGTTTCTCGACACCACCGTAGATGGCCTTGAGGTCATCCTTGAAGCGGTTGAGCTTGAGCAGGATTTCAGCAGTCTCCTCGAGACTCAACGAGTCTTTGGCGGCCGCTAGCTTCTCGTCCAGGGACAATAAAGCGTTGTTGAAATCCTGAATGTAATCAGGAAGTTCGGTAGTCATAGCATCCTTCGTTAGGTGTACCTAGACGATGATACTGACCCGACCCCTCTGTGGCAACCCCAACCCGGTCAAAAACGTAAATGCCCCAACGGCCGAGTCAACCTGGTCGTCGTGATTGGCGGATTCGGGGAAGGATGAAAGCTCGTCCAGCCAGTCGGTCAGCCAGGTACCCCTAACCACACGGATGTTACCGTTCGCCACGGCGGCCGAGAATGGCCTGGCACGGGTCAGTTTGTCGCCGGTTGAGCGGATCCCCATAAAGTCATAACCAGGCAAAACGTACCTGGCGAACTGATCCACAATCGCCTTGCCTGAAGATCCGGGTTCCTGTTCCATCCGAATCGTGACCAATGGTCCATCCTCTAGGGCGGTCTGGGCTATGAGGTGTTCGACCTTGTCGCTCTTGGCTCGAATCTTGCGCACATCCAGGATATATATGATTCCTTGGTCAATCATTGCCAAGGTTCCGACTGTCCAGTCGGGGTCGGGATTGGACGAGGAAGGCTCGGTTGCTGCCAAGTCCCAGAAACGCACTACTCGGGCTGCGGATGTCAAATTCGGAACCTCATGAGGGTCGATGATCACAAATGAGGTCCTGTCGAAGAAGCTTCCCAGGGTCGTTGACCACCAGTCCCCCTCTTCTAGCCGCCTTCGTTCTACCGGGTCAAGAGCAGAAAGTGCCTGCCTATAGGAGGCGGCGTCGATGCCAGGATTGTCAGTAAGTTTGGAAGGTACAAATATCCTTCCTTTTTCTATGCCTTCTACAATAAATCGTTGGCGGACCCAGTTTGGTGCTGGGTTGGATGCCGCTCTCATTCTCAGGGGAACCTGAGCCAGGGGTCCGGACGCCGGCCGGCGCAAACGAGAGAACAGATAACGGTCGGCTTCGCGAATTTCTGTAACTTCATCCATTCCAATGAATTGAAATTCAGAACCCTTATAGCGGAGATAATCATTTGTATTGTTCAAGTAACCAAACGAAATTCTGGCTCCGCTTGGGAACGTGGCCACGTAGGAGTTGGCATTCCAATGGATGTCGTCATAATTGGAAATCCAGTCCTTGAAGCGGTCCATAAGAGCGCCGGGCAGGGAGAGGTCGGCGAATGTGCGGCGGAAAAGAATCGCGCTGTAGCCGGGGATGTCGACATACTGCAGTGCCGCCATCAGCAAAGCACTTGACTTGCCGCCTCCAGCTGCACCGCCAAACAAAGCCTCAAGAGCGTAAGTCCTCAAAAACGCCTTTTGCGTAAGCGAAGCTTCCTCTGGTGAGTAAGGAGGCTGCTTCGGCTCTAGGTATTTGAGAACTGCATCCCAGTTAGTCATTATCTGTTCTCGGCATCTCTTGATTTACCGCAAGGCATAACCAGAGTAGTCTACGATCGTGTCCGTGATAAAGAAGATCTTTCGGCCTTTTACTGCAACAGCCAAATGGATTAGGAAAATCCTGACCAGCAGAGGAGTAATGGCAAATCTATTGATGATTTGCTTTATACTGTTGAGTGCGGCAGGAGCAGCACTTATCTACGCGCCTGCCGGGTTCATAGTGGCTGGCGTCGCTTGTGGCGTCTTTGGCTTCCTGCTCGGGCTTGAATAAATATGGGATGGAATAAAACCGAAAACAAGTCCCTCCAATCAGGGGAACAGAAGGCCGCCATCGGACCTGGCGCGCCAATCGCGTACAACTCCGCTAACGCTGGACGCGCATACCGCGACGCATGGGACATCGAACGCGCCTATCGAGAAGGCGTTCAGAAAATCACATGGGTATCTCGCTGTATCGATGCAATTGCTGGAAACCAAGCTCGCCTAGGAATGATCCTGCGGAAAAATAATTCGCAGGATGGCCGAATCATTAGGCCACGAAATAACCCGCTACTCAACATTTTAAACACCTCAGCGAACGAAGGAGAAAACTCCTTCATCTTCCGTTATCGCCTCTCTTCGCAGCTTCTCATGAGCAGCAGGGGAGTATTCATTGAGAAAGTTCGTGGCCGCAACGGAGAGATCATTGCTCTGCATTTGCTGCCACCGCAACACACCTCCCCTATCCCAGATCCTAAAAAGTTTGTTTCCGGTTTCGAACTGAACATGCCAAACGGCATGCGTCAGGTACTTAAGCCAGAAGACGTTCTTTGGATTCGTAAGCCGCACCCGCTGGATCCATACTTGTCCTTAACTCCCATGGAGTCTGCTGGTATTGCAATTGAGATCGAAAACCTAGCCAAGGTCTACAACCGCAATTTCCTACTCAATGATGGTCGTCCTGGTGGACTTCTAGTTTTGCGTGGTGAGGTTGATGACGACGACAAGGATGAATTGCGAAATCGCTTCAGAGGCAATCTGAACAAGGTTGGTTCGGTTTCTGTCGTTTCTTCCGACGATGGAGTTGACTTCGTTGACACGTCGAGCAACCCGCGAGACGCCGCTTATATCCAGATGCGCCAAATCACCAAAGAAGAAATTCTTGCTTCGTTTGGCGTTCCGGAATCAGTGATCGGCAATGCCTCGGGCCGAACATTCTCTAATGCGGCCGAAGAACTTCGGGTGTTCTGGATGGAGACAATGATGCCTCACC